AAAATAGAATGAAGCAACTAATGGAACACCTACAGGAATTTTGATATGAACGATAAACCTCTTGATGTGAGCCGGATGACTTTCCCAGAAATCTTCCAGCACATTTCAGATTTAACTCCAGCCAAACGTAAAGAAGCCATCCCACATCTTTGTGAGTTGGTTCCTGACCTAAAAATCTTATTGAAGTTGGTCTTCAATAAAAGTTGGAACTTTAGTTTACCTAAAGGTAATCCTCCATTTGAGCCACTCAATATACCGAGAAACTTTGGGTATATGCGACTATCAAAGGAAATCAGAAAGTTTCGGTATTTTTTTGCTGAGTACTCTCCCCAGATCAAACAGGCCAAACGAGAACAACTTTTCATTCAGATGCTTGAGAGTTTGTCTGCTGAAGAAGCCGATCTAATTTTACAAGTAAAAGACAAGAAACTTAAATATAAAGGGTTCACTAGGAAATTGATGGAAAATACTATTCCGGACATTTTTGAGGGTGAAGAACTGGGAAAGTCGCATGGATAACGGTAAAGACAGAAATTCTTATAGAGGATTTCGTGAATTTTATGACAAATACGATGACGAGATTCCAAAAAAGAATCGGAAATTAAACGAAAAAAAAGGCAAAGTTAAGTCTAAAATTCGTGAAAAACTCGAACGTATTGATATAAATAATCTTAGTAATGAAGACTTTGAAGATTTAGAGGATTATAATGAATAACAAGACATCATCACAAATTGTCGGCTTCATACTGGGGGCACTGCTAGTTGCTGCTGCGCTCCCATTAATTACCATATGGTCGTTGAATACTGTGTTCGATTTGAACATCGCATATGGGATAAAAGAATGGTTTGCTACCGCAATACTTATGCAGTTTTTTGGTATAGGTAGATATGCAAAGCAAATGCAAAATTCAAATCCGGCCGACGATGTTGTTGTACAGCCACCCACTAATGTGAATGGATTAACAAAACACTAAGGAGGTTCCCCAATTAATCCAAATTGATTATGACAAATTTAAATCAATAAGGAGACTTGCCTATGGTAGATAACCAACTAGAAACGTTAAAGAAATATTCTAGGAAACTTGGACATTATGTTTACAAGTTAAATAAAAAAGGAAAATCGGAAGCGTCGTACAAGATGATGAAAAAACAATCATTCTTAGATGCTTCTATAGAACAAGTCAATAGGGGGTGATCCCATCTAACGAGTGCCTCGCAATGAGGCACTCATCTTAGGAATTATAGTATGAATGGTAAAGGAAGTAAAAGTAGACCCTTCGGAGTATCCCAAGAGGAGTTTGACAACAATTGGGACAAAATATTTAAATCCAAACCCAAAACAATCAGTCGGCATCATTCTCACGACGGCGAAAGAACCGCTTATGTTAATCTGACGGGCACTGGATTTGTTGTTGAATTGTATCAAAGTGAAATCCATATTCGCACCGTAGATTGTTCGGAAAAGTCCATGCAGTGGGCCGAAGATGTCGCTGAGAACTGGGCATTGCATATTTTATAGTAAGTGCTTGACATCTACCCAAAATTCTGGTAATATATGCATATACCAACTGAGGATTTACAATGATTGTGTGCGCGATTGACGGAAGATTTCCACAAAAACTTCGGGTTGAGAAATTTATTGATGATGTCATCAATCACTTCTTTCCGCAAGATCTCAAGAAAAATGTGCTAGTCATCACCAACATGAAAACCAACCTAGGCGACGATGCGGGGCAGTGCTGTAATGCGGGCATCGTCCAGTTGGATTCTCGGCATATGAAGTCTGCCCAAGTTATCTCGGTAGAACTTTCTAGGAATATGGTTGATGATGAAGATGAAGAACACTATCCTTATAGCATCAAGGAAATTGTGGCCACCTTGGCGCACGAACTGGTGCACGTAAAGCAATACATTCGCGGAGAACTTACAGCAAAACAATACCGTTGGGCTGAAGAGTACAATATCAACCATTCCGATATGCCTTGGGAAATCGAAGCATACGGAATGGAAGATGAGTTAGTTGAACTATACTGGTAAACAATAGGAGTTATATTATGTCGGGTATTATTATCCCATCAAGTTTGGAAGATCGGGCTAAGATTAAAAAGTGTATGGAAGAACTTTCCAACTCATTTAGTCGCACCGAATCTGAACGAGATTTTGTGAAGGATGCACTACTCAATCTGTCGGAGGAAGTTGATATTCCAAAGAAAGTTTTGAGCAAAATGGCAAAGATTTACCACAAGCAAAATATTGCTGAAGTCATTGGTGATTTCGCAGATATTTCAGAGTTATATGACATTGTAATGAGTTAGGAGATTATATTATGATTAGAAAAGGCGAGGCACTACCATCCGTTTTATTTAACACTCGGGTGCGAGACGAAACTATCGAAAGTGCAAATCCATACCGGTGGGATCTAAAATCGAGTGGTGATTATTTTGATGGTAAACGGGTTATCTTGTTTGGGTTGCCAGGCGCATTCACGCCAACGTGTTCTAACTATCAACTACCAACATTCGAGAAACTCTTTCCGGAGTTTAATGGATTGGGTATTGATGATATCTATTGCATCTCGGTCAATGATGCGTTTGTAATGAACGCTTGGGCAAAGAGTCAAGACTTACAGCACATAAAAGTTATTCCTGACGGTTCGGGAACGTTTACCCGAGAAATTGGGATGCTGGTGTCGAAAGATAATGTAGGATTTGGTTTGCGCTCTTGGCGTTATGCGATGGTTGTTGACAATGGTGTTGTGGAAGCATTTTTCCCAGAAGCAGGAATGACCGACAACCTACATATTGACACTGATCCATACGAGATCTCTACACCAGAAAACCTTTTGGGTTACTGTGGTTCAAGATCCAAGGCGGCCGCATGAACGACACTTGGAATGGAGAGGCGCGAGGCACCAGCGATGTAATGGTGTCTCGCATTAGAACTTGGCACCGTGACCGTAATCTGATCGAGGGTAGCACCGACAAAGATCAGTTCTGTAAACTCATTCAGGAGTGTGGTGAATTGTCCGACAATATGTGTAAGGGCAAGGACATGAAGGATGACATTGGTGATATCATGGTTGTGTTGATCAACATTATGGAACGTAACAATTACTCTATGATGGATTGTCTAGAACAAGCTTGGACGGACATCAAAGACCGTAAGGGTAAAATGGTTGATGGTATTTTTGTTAAGGAAGGTGACCTAACTTGACATTACCCGCAGAAAAGTGTATAATAAACGTAAATTAACCCGCAATAAAATGCAAAGAGTATATATTATGAATGAAACGATCAAAGGATTTATTGATGCAGCAAAATCTGGTGTTGTTACAGTTGAATTTACCAAGGTGGGCACTGGCGAACTGAGAGTTATGCCCTGTACATTAAATGTCGAACTGTCCCACCACAATGTCCCCGAGATTTTAGAACAAAAGGAAACCAACGACCACTTGGTTGTGTGGTGTTTGGACAAAGAAGCGTGGCGATCATTTCGGGTAGAAACTGTGATTCGCTGGTACAAAGGAGCCCCAGATGCTTAGTACACTAGAAACCCTTGGGCAGATATCTAAACAGAGTGAACGTTACGAAGTCCGTGATGATTATACTTTGGATAAGCTGCAACTAAGTAGTAGTGTGTTATATCCAGACGCATCCACCAACGGGCACAGGCACGATGCTTATGATGAGATCTTTATCTTTCAGTCCGGTGAGGGTGGGGTGTGGTTACGGTATGCCGACGAGGGGCAAGGCGAGGTTGAAGAATCGCACACGGTGTTGGCAGGAACAATAATTTCTGTTCCTGCGGGTACGTTTCACAAAGTAATTAACTGGTCGCAAGAAACAAATTTATGTTACATTCGAGTAATGAATAGTTAAGGAGTTATAAATGACACAGACAGAACTTAATTTGGGTAAAGGCTCCGAACTGGAGGCACCTTACAATGGGCTATTCTTTTGCCACATTCGTGGGGGATTGTTTCGGTGGCCAGAGTTCATTTCCTTCTTTAAGCAAAAAAGACTATAAAGACTTGACATTACCCCCAAAATGGTGTTATAATAACATTTCAATCAGGGAGAACTAAGTTGGAAAGTCGAATAGAGTATGCCCGAATATGGGCAGGAATGAAGCACAAAGGGCAGTATCGCAAGTATACGGGCGAACCCTATATTGAGCACCCGCTGATCGTTTCTGAGATGGTCGGGGAGCATGGGTTGTCGGAGACGGCAGTCGTTGCGGCAACCCTACACGACACCGTAGAAGACACTGACGCCTCTTTTGAGGAGGTTTTAGAGTACTTTGGTGCGGAAGTCGCAGAATATGTCTGGTATCTAACCAAGCCCCCAGAGTTCGTTGGCACTAGGTCAATCCGTAAGGAACATGACCGCTGGAGGCTCTCAGCGGCTCCTGAAGAGGTTAAAATCGTCAAGTTCTATGATGTAATGCACAACGCGGGCAGCATCAAAGAGCACGACCCTGAGTTGTGGTCATCATGGAGACACGAGATGCAGTTGTTATTTCTCGCAATGGATATCCACAGTATTATTCCCATTATGGAAAAACATAAAGAATTTGTAGATTCTTTGTAAAAAGTGTTGACAAAGCATCTTTTATGTGTTAAGATAACATCTGTTATCAAAAAAACTTAAGGAATACATTATGAGTCACGAAGTAGAAGTTATTGACGGTAAAGCACAAATGGCATACGCGGGTCAAGTCCCTTGGCACGGCCTCGGCACTAAAGTCGGAATAGATCTGACACCTCGGCAAATGCAGAAAGCCGCAGGATTAGATTGGGGTGTGACGAAACGACCATCGTTTGTCACTTACGACGGTGATATGATTGAGACAGGCACCAACGCCTTGTTGCGAGATACCGATAACCGAGTTCTCTCACCGAGTGTTGGTGATGGTTGGGAACCTGTACAGAATACCGAAGCATTCGATTTCTTTGCTGAGTTCTGTGCTGCGGGTGACATGGAAATGCACACGGCCGGTTCTCTGAAAAACGGTGAGATCGTGTGGGTTCTTGCGAAGATCAATGAGTCTTTTGATGTGTTGGGTGGCGATCAAGTTGACAACTATATGTTGTTCTCTAACCCTCACCAGTATGGCAAGTCTGTCAATGTTCGTATGACTCCTATTCGAGTAGTGTGTAACAATACACTCACGATGAGTCTTGGGCAGAAAAGCAACAACGAAATGAAATTGAATCATCGTCGTGCTTTTAATCCTGAGATGGTCAAGCAGCAGATGGGGCTTGCCCACGAAAAGTTTGAGATGTACCGTGACGCTGCAAAGTTCATGGCGAGCAAGCAAACCTCGGCTAGTGATTTGATCACATTCTTTAACGAAGTATTTCCTGCTGCGAACACTGCCAAGCGTATTGTTACGGAATACTCTGAGTTGTCCACTACTGCTAAAGGTGCGTTTGATGTATTGGAAACACAGCCCGGTGCAGAACTGGCGATGGGTACTTGGTGGAATGCTTTGAACGCGGTGACTTATACGACCGATCACGTTGTAGGAAGATCTGCTGACACGCGAATGACTTCTGCTTGGTTTGGTGTGAACCAGACGCGTAAAGTCAAAGCAACTAACTTAGCAATTGAAATGGCGGAGGCTGCGTAATGGGTAGAAAAGATAACGATGTTGTGTATTTAATTCCCGAGGGGCAAACTCGGGAGTCGCACGATTACCACTATACTATCTCAAAAAAGAAGAAGTTGGAAAAGATGCGAATGAAAAAATACAATCCGGTTAGCCGAAAACATGAATGGTTTACTGAGGTCAAAAAACCTCCGCATTCAAAATGAGTTGGAACTACAGGATTGTTAAAAAGGAGAGCGAAGATTCATTGGGATATGGTGTTTATGAAGTATATTACGATGAGTCTGGTAAAGCTATGTTGTGCACAGAAAATCCAATCTCTATGGAAGAGGAAACACTTAACGGGTTGGAATTTGTTGTTAGCAAGATCAAAATTGCAATCAACATGCCTATACTAAGATACGAAGACTTTAAATAGAAGCCGTAAGGCATGACCAGTTTTGAGAGTTCTGGGGAGGTGTTTGCTCATCGAGGGCATCCGGCCGTTACACATACTATTCTGTATGCTAAATCAAAAACTTCTCACCAATTTGCGGGAGTACAAAATGACAGATTATACAAACAGAACTTGGTCGAGTCTTAGCCAACTGAAAGAGAAAATCGAGAAGGACGGCAAAGAAAAGATCGTCGAATTTAATGGGTTAGAATTAGTGACCAATAAATTTATATATGGCCTATATGCTGGCGTTTTGGTTCGAACCGATATACCAAAAAAAACTAAGAAGAAAACTTGACATTCACAAAACATTGTGTCATACTAAGTTTTGTGGTTGGGGTGGATATCGAATACTGTTATGAATTACTGTGAATTGAAGCCCCATTTTTTAATTAATAATAGGAGTTAAACCGTGACAACCGATACAATAACAATTATGCATATGGCATCTTGTCAAGATGATGTGTCTATAGATCGCGTCAAATCTTTTCATGGTGATCTATTGGATATCTACAACGCAGTTAAAAATATGGCTATTGGTTTCGCTAAAGATCAAGAACTGATGCACCCATCCAAAAAATTGCTTGTAGAAATTCAACGAAATCTGGAAGGTTTGCCCTCCGCATATGTGATGGATGGGGGTAGGATTGACCATGTGTTTTTTGGAACATACGAGTCTAAGCCCGAAGAGGCAAGATTCCAATCTGCTTTGGGGGAGTTCTAATGTTCGAATTTGATTGGGAAAATACTTGGCGACAATACAAAGAGTTTGCACTGGTACCAGCGATCATTGTTTTCTATGATAGTGATCTTGTGTATAATTATTATTCGATGACATTACAATTCCTAAATATAAGGATCGCAGTAACTTATAGGAAGTAAACTAATGGAGGAATTGCACCAATTACCTAAAGTATACTCCCCATGCATCGGGGCTTGTATAATAGACTATAACGAAACTTGTATTGGGTGCCATAGGCATAGGCTAGAAATAGTTTATTGGGATGAACTGTCAAACGCAGAAAAGCATGAGATTGTTATGCGCATTCGAGATGATAGAGATTTGGGTGATTTGTGGCTTTCCTAAACTGTAATCTTCCGCCGTTTGTGTGTTTGATACGAGATGAATACCTGTACGATCACACTAAAGGTCACGGAGATTTTACTGTAGCAGAAATCCACAGCGTTGCTAGTATGGAGAGGAGAGTTCCTCTTTTCGAAACGCTACTGGAAAATGGTGTCAACTGGACTAGAAGACCTATCACAGCCTTCTGTTGGAAAAAAGACGCACCAATATATCCGTTAGAGATGCATCATTACTGGGATTGTTTTTCGCCGTATGTCAATGTCAATGTGAGGAATAGACTTGCGAGAAGGCGCGCCGAGTTAATCGACCACAAAGGTGGGCGCCACTGGGGTGAGTATATGTTCACACTGGATTGGTCTTGGGAAGATCGCACGATACTTGACACAAACTTTTCAGAAGATCCGGAACACAAGTGTTGCCATATGTTTAAGATGGATGATGGTAATTTCTTCGGGTATCCAAACAACCGCATAGTATGGACAGACGATTCGTACATATACAACCGTCTCAATAAGAACCCCGGCTACATAATCGACCATTGCATCTATGGTGTGGAGAGTAGACGCCCAGTGGAAACCGAGACTGACGATAACTATATGACAGAGTTTGGTGCTGATGTCGGTGTTAGTTACGACAAAGATGAGTGAAATATGTCAAATTATAAATATACCTTATAAAGTACGGGTTGATAATAATTCGTCTGGAACTGTCTGGAACATCGAGAAAAAATAAATGAAATCATTTAAACAGCATTTAAATGAGGTATTAAATACGCCCTACTCATATACTCGGGTTAAAAAGTATCAGAATCCAAAAGCAGATAAAGCATATGCATCTTATTTTGAACCCGATGATGGGTCAGAGGTTGATGTTATTTTTACGGGCAAAGAACATATGGATGACACTGATCATCTTGACTGGGAAATAGAATTCGAGCGAAATGGTGCTCAAGATATTACAGGTGAAGGTGATGCTCTGCGTATCATTGCGACTGTGATGAAAATCGTAAAGGACTTTATCAAAATTGAAGACCCAAAATATATGAATCTAATGGCAGCAAAGCCTAAAGGCTCTGATAAGAAACTATCTGGTCGAGAGCGTCTTTATAGCCGATTGATACAAAAAGAAATTGGCAGCAAATATAAAGTACGGGTTGGTAATAATTCGTCTGGAACTGTCTGGAACATCGAGAAAAAATAAATGAAATCATTTAAACAGCATTTAGCAGAAGGGGTCAACGACCCCGCAATCTTTAAAGCAATATTCTTGGCTGGAGGCCCCGGCAGTGGTAAATCATTCATCGCAGGTAGAGAAGGTAAAACGGGTTTACCATCACTAGGTTATCGTGTTGTCAACTCTGACGAGGCATTCGAAGCATCAATGAAGAAGGCAGGTGTCGCATTAGACCCCGAAGGTATCTTCTCTGACAAGGGTCAAGAACTACGTGGTCGAGCAAAGACTCTCACTGGTAAGAAACAAGAACTCTATCTCAAAGGGCGTTTAGGTCTTGTCATTGATGGCACAGGTCGTGATCACGCGAAGGTTGCTCAACAAGCAAAGATGATGAAGAAGATGGGTTACGATGTCGCAATGATATTCGTAAACACTGATAAAGAAACCGCACTACAACGCAACCGTGAACGCGAACGCACGTTACCTGACGCAGAGGTGGCAAAGATGTGGGAAGTTATTCAACAGAACATTGGTTTGTTGCAGAACATCTTTGGCAAGAAGAACTTTTTAGTAGTTGATAACTCTAACGGTAAGGACTACAAGAAAGAAACCCTGAGAGCGTACAGGGATGCTGTGAAGTTTACCAACAGGCCGCCCGAGTCTGGGGCAGCACGTAAATGGATTGCCAGTCAGAAGAAAAAACCCGCTTGACATTCATCTAGTTATGTGATATTATATGTATATCAAATGCGAAATGTGAGTTGAATTATGATCTTTGGAAGTATGAAGTACGACTTTAACGGTCGCAAACGCAAATCCAAGAAACCTAAAGGAGAAGTCTGTGTCAAGTATGTCGCGCCTAAGTTTCAGGAATACCAACCAAAAGCGACGTATGCAAGCAAACGTGCGGCAGAGACAGAACGCTACCCATCGTTCCATGCTCCTGCGAGATTGTCGGGAGGAGACCGACGAGAATCCCCCAAGTACACCGGAGACTTCGTCATTGGAATTGGACAGCTCCACAAATCCAACGCAGTGCCAGTAAGCAATCCAAAATATGCTCGTGAGATATCGGATATGATCTCTTGACATTATGTTGTTTATATGTTAAGATAACACCTGTTATCAAATAAAACTGTAAGGTGATATATTATGAACACACGAACTTATGCAGAAATAATTAACTCTAAGTTTGATCA